TACAGCGATTATACAGATTTTATAAGGATTTCATATCCAGGGTCAAATGACATGTCAAATAAAGTTTTTTAGTCTATTTTCAGGAATATACTTATGTATGTCGGTGTTTAATATCAATTTTTTACGACCATCCGGTAAAATATAATAAAACTTTTTCTTGAGAGATACATGTCATGTAAATTTTCTAACAAAACTATTTAGAAAAATATAAATAAGAAAAAAAACTACACACTCCTCAACTACACACTCCTTTGTAAATAATTTAATACATTTCATTGGTATACATATAAAAATGGATATAGAAATATTCAAGGCCACGGTATACATGTGTGGTTGTGGATACAAAACAACGGATACTAGTAACGCCAACAAGCACAAAAAAGTATCATGTGGTTATGAAGTGAAATCCGAAAAAATAGATTTTGTGATGAAGAAAGACCATGATATTGTTGTGAGAAAATCAGAGACGTCATCAACGAACGAAGATAGTGAGGAAACTGATTACACGACAATGAAGACATCTGTACTAAACGAGGAAAGAGAACAAAATACACGCATTGTATCACAGCTGAACAATACAATTCAAAATCTTAGAAATTCACTGGAGGCTATGAATGATAAAGTTAGAAGAGCAATTGCCAAGATGTCCAAGTCGGCTTATACCGATGAAATTGAAGATGAGTTATACGATATGATCAAAGATGGTATTATATATTTCATCACCGACAAAGATGTCCCTGATAGAGGAAAGATTGGTCGAACAGTGAATACTGACATCAGAAAACTTAAATCAAGATATTCTATTTTTGGAAATCCAGATGTGTTGTGTTATTTCTCAAGTGATATAAATGTCGATGAGAATGTGCTCAAGAGAATGATGAGAGATGCCGGGTGTATGGAGTCTAACAGAGAGATTATTTCAAATGTTTCACTTGCCAGAGAAGTGTTTTATGAATTCGTTGAAATGACCAGATAAATGTTTACATGTCATGTAAAATTTCTAACAAAACTATTTAGAAAAATATAAATAAGAAAAAAAATAACTACACACTCCTCAACTACACACTCCTTTGTAAATAATTTAATACATTTCATTGGTATACATATAAAAATGGATATAGAAATATTCAAGATACGTATACATACGTGTGGTTGTGGATACAAGACACCGGATAATGGAAATGCCAGTAAACACAAGAAAGTCGCTTGTGGTCATTCTATGACGAATGAATTGTCAGAAGTTGTGATGATGAAAGACCATGATATTGTTGTGAGAAAATCAGAGACGTCATCAACGAACGAAGATAGTGAGGAAACTGATTACACGACAATGAAGACATCTGTACTAAACGAGGAAAGAGAACAAAATACACGCATTGTATCACAGCTGAACAATACAATTCAAAATCTTAGAAATTCACTGGAGGCTATGAATGATAAAGTTAGAAGAGCAATTGCCAAGATGTCCAAGTCGGCTTATACCGATGAAATTGAAGATGAGTTATACGATATGATCAAAGATGGTATTATATATTTCATCACCGACAAAGATGTCCCTGATAGAGGAAAGATTGGTCGAACAGTGAATACTGACATCAGAAAACTTAAATCAAGATATTCTATTTTTGGAAATCCAGATGTGTTGTGTTATTTCTCAAGTGATATAAATGTCGATGAGAATGTGCTCAAGAGAATGATGAGAGATGCCGGGTGTATGGAGTCTAACAGAGAGATTATTTCAAATGTTTCACTTGCCAGAGAAGTGTTTTATGAATTCGTTGAAATGACCAGATAAATGTTTACATGTCATGTAAAATTTCTAACAAAACTATTTAGAAAAATATAAATAAGAAAAAAAACTACACACTCCTCAACTACACACTCCTTTGTAAATAATTTAATACATCGTCATCTATATACAAATAAAGATGGAAATAGAAACATTCAAGTTCACGGTATACATCATATCGACACTCTAGGATACATAAGACGAACTTTCGTCTGTATTTTAATATAAATTAAGAATATGGCCACAATCGTCTCAGATTACACAAAAGCTTGGAGCGTTCTGAAGAGACTGCACAATGCGGTTGACGGGAGCTTCATGTTCTCGAACATCACCGACAAGTTCAAGATTGTTATCCGCAATGACCCCGAGGGCGGTGTAGGACACTTCATGAATGTCGGAGTCATTGTTAAAGTCGGCGAATATGATGATATTCTCGCGAAGTGCCTGGAAAATGTCGCGGATGCGATGGGGTGGGTCGACGAGGAAAAGACCGAATTTTGTTTTGCCGAGTTTGAGCTCGACCGCAGGACCCCTCAGGAAGAGGATCTGAAAGAGTTTGCGGATTTCGTTAACCAGATCTACAAAACGGTCATCTGTCCCTGCGCCAAACATCTGATCTCCGATGGCGGTGAGATGTGTTATTTCTGCGAGTTTACATCTAACCCGGAAAAACTCGCGACGGTTGATTGCCCGATTTGCATGGAAACATGTTGCGAGATGCATTCGGTGACCATGCCCTGCTGTATGCACAAGATGCATAAGATGTGCGACTACGAATGGTATGTCAAGGGCAATAAATCATGTGCAATGTGCCGTGCTGATCTTCCCAAGAGAGACGTGAGGACCCGTATCACCCTGGAGAACCTGGTTCAGAACATTGCACGCGAGGTGGAAAGCAGACTCGGTGAAGAAAGCGATGGCGATGATGACGAAGACGACGACGAAGACGAAGACGACGAAGCCGAAATTGAATTATAATTGAGAAAATAATATTTTGTAATGATATCATAATGTCTATGTTTGCGACCATCAAGACGTTCGTGCTCATATTCGCATATTTTGCAAGTTTCCAGCTCGGCAAGATGACGGAGAGACCCAAGAACTTGTGGCCCGTTGCCAAGGCGGGTCAGAACCCTTTACTCGTCGGTGACTGGGCGACCTACCAGAAGATCTACTTCGGTGTAGTGGGTCTTGCGGTACTATTGACTCTGATCGGCGGCGGCGGCATGGGCGGTGGTATGGGCGGTATGTTTGGCGGGGGTGGCGGCTTTTATTAATCATATCGTCAAGTAAAACTTTTGTAAAAGACACAATTTCTTACAAAAGTCTAAAAAAAATATGCGTATATTATATGGCACCGTCTAAAAAACTCAGTACCCAAGAAGTAAAAGAAGTAATAGATCTGTTCAAGAGAAGAGTGGAATTGATAAAGGAAGGAAAAATAGTTCCAGTTTTATTTCATGATAAGTATACATATGAATCTATGAAATCATATCTTAAAACAGATAAGAGTATAGCTTTTATGCTCGGTGACGATTATCAACCAGGAGGACTAGCAGTGACAGAGAATATGAAATTTTCGTCCCTCCCCAAGAAAGATACCAAAGAAGGGACGAAGGAGGAACGTCGTAGAGAATATGAGAAAAAGTTGAAGAACATTGCGAACGAAGCCGTGAGAACGACGAACCTTAAAAACCTAAAGGGGATGACAAATGATAACATCATACAAGTATATGGAAAGACGAGGGGAGAAGCTCTTATAGCCAAGAAAAAGAAAGCAGTGACAGAGAATATGAAATTTTCGTCCCTCCCCAAGAAAGATACCAAAGAAGGGACGAAGGAGGAACGTCGTAGAGAATATGAGAAAAAGTTGAAGAACATTGCGAACGAAGCCGTGAGAACGACGAACCTTAAAAACCTAAAGGGGATGACAAATGATAACATCATACAAGTATATGGAAAGACGAGGGGAGAAGCTCTTATAGCCAAGAAAAAGAAAGCCGGGGCTGAGGAATCGTCAACTAAAACGGTTGAAGTTAAGGGATCTCTTCCTAAGGGAAAACACGTCGAGTTGTTCCTCGAAAATGGCAAGGTATCGGTTAGAAAGATGAGTGACAAATCCGTACGCGTCAAGGGAACTGTCATTGACTCTAGAGATGGCAAGTCCACGCTGTCTTATACGGAACCTGGAAAGGAATCTGAAAAATCCAAACAGAAGACTGAAAATTACAAGTCTCTTTCCAAGCTTGATGACAGTAAGGTAATAGACTTGTTCAAGAAAAGAGTGAAATTGGTAAAAGAAGGAAAGATAAAACCATCTGAGACATACGATGAATATACATTTGACGAGATGAAAAAGATGTTCGGTGGTATGAAAAGTGCAGTTGGGGCAATTCGTTCTTTATATCCAAACGGAATATCGCTGGAAGAAAATAAAGCAAAATCTCTTTCTCCGTTTTCCAAAGCTATGCTGTCCAATGATGAAGATGATGAAGAAATTTTAAACGCTGATAAATTTGTGGAAGACGATCAGAAAAAGGAGCAGGCCAGACTGGATGCCGAGGATGAACGTCGTAGAAAAGACAGAGAATCTCAGAAAAAAGCGCAGGAAAAACAACGTAAAGATATTGATGCAGAGCAGAAACGTATATGGGAAGAATTTGAAAAAAGACAAAATAAGAAAAAGAAGTTGGAAAGAACATTGACTCCCATGCAAGAGATTAAACTTGCAGGAGGCGCAGAAAAGTTTGCGTTTGCTAAAACAATCACACAATGTTCTCGAGTTCTGACATTGGATCAAGTAAACGCGCCCACGTGTTGGTTCAACGCACTTATGATGGTATTATTTTTCTCACAGAATACGAGGATTGCTATTGCTAATTCTCTACCATATATATCTGAAAAATGGAAATTTCCTATAGTTGTTAAAATAAGTAAACTACTAGAAGGATATAATAAAGAAAGAGCTAGCAAATATCTATATGAACGTTTACAGCCTAAGCAATTTTTAGAAACTTTGCGTGAGCACTATCCGCAACAGTTTCCTATGATGACGCGAGATGCAAAATTCAACAAAAATGAATATGATGATTATGAAGGAGATTCTTTAGAGTACATGCACAGAATGTTACAATTTTTAGAAATACAACATCTGATATTGTCTAGACCTTCTATGAAATCAGGTAAAACAGAGTGGTCTCATTACAACTATGATTTATTTGGAAATAAACTTTTTGGAGATGATCCTTCGCAGAAACAATTTAACCCGAGACGGGGTTTGGCTCATTATCCCAAATTTGTAGATACGCATCATCCCGTAATATTGACACTGGTTGTAGAAAATCAATACGATAAACTTATGACAGAACGTGCTGGGAAACAATGGGATAGATACAAAACGTATCCAGTGGAAGGAATGTATTCAGATAGTCACGCACCTATCATAAAATACAACGGGAGAAAATATTATTTAGATTCCATGATACTTTCAAGTCACAATTCAAAAGCATGCAATTCTGCCCACGCTATCGCCGGTGTCACGTGCAATGGGGGTAGATTTCTATACAATGGGTGGACTAGCCGAACCGTAGACAAAGGACTTCGAAGACCCGACAAGATGAGTAGGGAAGCATGTCCTTTGGAACCTGTAGAATGGGCTCATACGACAAATTTCTGTATATCTAAAACATGTGGGTTTGACAAATTTGTATCTAAAATGGAAACAAAGGAAGTGTGTTTTTCCACAATGAGAAATGTATCTCTGATATATGTCCGCGAAGATTATGTTGGAAGCAGGATTCCTTCAATCCCAGTAGCAATGGATAAACTGAAACAAAAACAAACAGAAGAAGGGATATTTAACAATGATCGACTAATAAAAATGGGTGTATTGAAATTAGACCCGAGAACTAGAAAATATGTTGCGACCAGGTGAAAATATAAAAAAAATATACGGATATAATAATGTACCCTAGACCTGCGCGTTCGTCAAGTTTCCAGGCTCATGAATACTGCCGAGACGCGGTGTGCAAGAAGGTATTCGGAATATTCCCTCGGAAAACATCTGAAGAATTGCGGATGAAACCCATGAGCGTTCCAAGGAACATCGCTACGGAAAATATGGTCATTACGCTTGACCAAATATCGTCTCTTTTCGGTGGACCGATTCTCAAGTTCGTCGCCAAGGGATCGTACGGTTACGTGTTCAAGTTCAAACCATCTGAGAAGTATGTGGAATACTTGAAGAGAGTCATCCTCCCCAGGTCCAAGGGCGTCATTGGAAATATTGGTAAAATTCCTACGAACGGTCCGCTTTCTATCATAAAGTTTCAAAAGGTGGACGACCCCGCGCAGAAAGAAGCCATAAGACACGAAATTGATATTCACTATAAGCTTTCCAGGAACAAGATATCAAGCAAGTTATACGCCGCTGGATTCGTCGGAAACATCGCATGGCAGATCAGTTCGTATATCGACGGGAAACCTATGTGTGACGTCGATATAACTGCGGATATTTTCAAGAATATTGAAAAGGCTGTGTTTGAATTATGGAAGCACAACGTGTTCCACGCGGACCTCCACTGCAACAACATGATGCTTACGAAGGACAAGGACGTTGTGGTCATTGATTTCGGAAGAGCCATTGTCCTCCCGGATAAGTACGTGCCAAAGAAACTGTCAGAATTCCGCGATACAAAGTATCAGGAAAAGGTTCAGAGATATGCGAATTCTATTATAACGACACGCTCTAAGACGAACAGTGATTACGTAAGGGCAATGATAAATAAAAAGGGAGAAGTGAAACCGCTAGTCGTGTATTCCAACGACGTTCAGGCGCTGCGCGTGTTCTACGACAAAATGTCCGAGACTGAGAAGAAACTTTTGAAGAAGCTCATTAGATGACATGCCCCAGGCGTGAATTGCACACGCATCTCATGCTTACGAAACATGTGTTCTGCTGTTGAACTACAAGGGCTTCGGTTCCTACCGGGCTCGAACCGATGACCTCACGATTAACAGTCGTGCTCTCTACCAACTGAGATAAGGAACCTTTGCGTTTATAGTCCGCCGACTTGAACTCGCCGGTAATCGAAACCGGGTATCTTCCTTGGAAGGGAAGTATGTTACCACTACATCACGAGTCCTGGCAATCACGACCGGGATCGAACCGGCAACCTTTCGATTAGAAGTCGAATGCGGCTATCCAATTGCGCCACGTGATCAATGCATTTTATTCCTGCATGGCATGGATTGTGCCGGATTTGCACCGACGAAGCCGAAGCGCCAGATCTTGAGTCTGGTGGGTTTGTCTACTCCCCCAACAATCCATTGTATTTAGAGCCCACACGGCTTGGCTCCACCCCGGGTCGAACGGGGGACCTCACGATCTTCAGTCGTGCGCACTCCCAACTGTGCTATAAAGCCTTTGTGCTTAGAGCCCACACGGCTTGGCTCCACCCCGGGTCGAACGGGGGACCTCACGATCTTCAGTCGTGCGCACTCCCAACTGTGCTATAAAGCCTTTGTGCTTAGAGTCCACTTGACTTGTTTCAACGACGGGGTTCGAACCCGCGCGGACGAACGTCCAACCGATCTTAAGTCGGTCACCTTTACCACTCGGTCACGTTGAAAGTGCGTTTGAGCCCGCCGGCTTTGCGCATACCGGGTGCTGCCCCCGGGCTCGGGCTTTATAAGAACCCGCGACTATCTGTTATCTTATACGCGCTGGGGTGTTGTTCTTGTTTTTGGTTTTGTTAAGTTATTATTTTCGGTTGATATGCTTTATATACTATAAGAATAAAAAAACATCTAAATTTTAACGCGCGGCGAACTTTTTGGCCTCATTGTTTCTCAACCACTTGACCTTAGAGAACATACAGAGGAAGCTCTTCTTGATAGGGATTCTCGTCATTGCCACACCACCATTTTGACGTTGGTTAAACGCGTAATTGTACTTGCCAAGGAATCTTGTCTCTGTTTGTTCAGAAATTACGGCGGCCAGCTCGATCTGGTGAGGAGGAAGCTGAGGCTTGGGAATAATATAGCGGATCCGTCTCATAACAAAGAGACCGCTCTTGACCGCCGCATCAAGGAAGTTCTTGATGTGATCACCGTCCCGCAGGTAGCTCCCATGGCGATCTCGAACGCTCTTGGTGGTTCCGATGTATGTCTTGTACCGAGTGGCGCTGGGGGACTTGGCCACTGCGAACTCATACACACCAGGGACGTCCCAAAGTCCTGCGTTGACATCGCGAGACTTGGCATCCACGAGGGAGTAGCCAAGATCATTGGCCGGGGCCAGGAACACGTGCCACTTGGTTCCGCGGAAAAAACGTTTGTAGCCAGAGAAGTATCCGGGGTGGACCTTCTCGCGTCTGGTAAAATTAAAATCCGCGATGTCATAGTTGATCATATTTGCGACGTTGGTGGAGGCCATTGTTGATTGTCGCTGATTGCTTTGGGTGGTTAATTTTTTGGTGATGAAAGCGTCTTTTGCTCTTCTTTTATGTTCATTTTCTTCCCCGGGTCAAATGACATATGCCCAGGGTCAAACGACAATCATATCGTCACTCTTATATATATAACAAAATACTTGTTTGAAGGTGATATACATGTCTAGAGAACAGCGTAAAGCAGAAACAGATGCAGAATATTATCAAAAAAATAAAGAAAAGAAGAAAGCGCGTGCTCTAGAAAGGTATCAAAAAGATCCAGAAACAAAAAAAATATATGCCGCAAAAAGACGAAAACAGATTGATAATCATGCATTATTATCGTTGAAAAGAGGGGAGGTTGAAGATGTTAATCTGTGGCATAAATATTGCAATAAAATCAGGAGCAGTGCTAAAGATAAGAAGCCGTATTCTGAAGAATTTACAGACGATATGATTTGGGAAATGATGAATAGAGGATGTGTGTATTGCGGTGATTTGGCGACCACGATAGATCGCGTAAATTCCAATATAGACCATATACCAGATAACTGTGTAGGAAGTTGTGAGCCATGCAATTACTCGAAAGGTAACGGAGATGTAGATTCTTTCCTTCGAAAGACATTTTTCAGAGCACGTGGGAAATATTTCGATGATGAAGAGGATATATGGTCGGACAATAATAATAAACCAAGGCGCGATAAAGCTGAGGCCAAAGCGAAAAAGGTAGGTTCTGATTTCTCATTGACACAAGACGTTTGGGATTCAATGGTCGTCAGAGACTGTGTATATTGCAAAAGGAACCTGCCGGATGGTAAATGGAACGGTGTTGATCAAATAGTTCCTAGTGGAGGTTATACCATAGAAAATACTGCAACATGCTGCGATGATTGCAATGTTGATAAATTTGATTATTCCGCTGAAGCAACGAAGTTTCGGAATGATAAGATTGCTTCCCGTATGGAAATTGGAAAAATTACTCTCAGTGGGTGTCAAAAAGTCCTTCGAAATAGAGGACGTTAAAATATATGTAAACGACATCAGCAACAGCCGAAGATGCTCTTGAGGCAATTATGCTTGAACATGCGTTCGACGAGGCGATCCACGGACCCGTCGTGGACCATGTGTTTGAAATAGTCGAGCGTTTCGGGAGACATGCGATCATCGGCGGTTCCCAATACACCGTCCTTACCCGCTGCAAAATTTATGAGGAGTTGGATCGCCTGTGCCTTCGTATGGCTCATCTTCAATGCTGCCTCTACCACGTCTAAAATCGAATTAAATGAAGATCCCACGGGGGGCGTTGGAGTGGAAGTCATGCGCTAATCATACGTATCATACGTATTTTTTTTACATGATTTTTACGCATTATCACACTGTTTCTACAGGAGTCTGGCGTGCCATCGGATACACGGGAGTAGGAGCCGCGTATGGATAATATGAGTAATTTGGAATCGTCGATACGTTGTTGCGAATACGCCGCCTGCGAAGATAGTAGAACAAAATCACCCCGAACAATGACACCAGAATCAGTCCGGTGAGAACGCTCGTCACGATTATGGCGGTCTTGGACATCGGCGTGTATGTTTGAACGCATCGGTAAGTGCCAGATGGACCTTCTCGCGTCTGACAAAGTTGAAGTCCGCGATGTCGTAGTTGATCTTGTTGGCGATGTTGGTGGAGTTCATGATGGTTGAAGATTTGTTGCTCGGGATGTATGCGGTTGTTTTATTTGGTGATGATTATGATTTTGAGTCTGCTTATATGTTTGTTTGGTTACCAGGGTCAAATGACATCGTGGCTCATATTAATTTAAATACGCGTATTCAGGAAAGTATAATGAAGGTATACTTCGACATTGGCGCCAACTCCGGCGAGTCGATGTTGCATCATGTTGGAGACGACGCAATTG